CAGTATCCTTGTGCTCGAAGAAAGTAGGAGTAGAATTCTTCTTCTTCAGCTTCTGGCCTGCGGGTACGTGGTTAGGCTTACCATTCTTCTTACGAGGAATATACTTCTTACAGATTTCATGGCCGTTCAACACGGTGATGGGGGTGCCAGGAGTTAGATCATCCATCTTGGCGCCGGTGTAAGCCAGACACTCGATAGGCAGGAACAGACCATCGGACTGCTCACCGCGAAGCTTGATTGCGCGCACATTGCGCTTGGCGGGGTCTAGGTATCCGCCGGAGATATTCTTGCCGAACTCGTCATAGACTGCCAGCAAGCCGTTCTTTTCACAGAACTCCATAGACAACTGACCATCCACGGGGAAGTAAACACCCAGCTGTCCTTCAAAATACTTGTCCTTTGCTACGCAGACAGTGTTCTCAAAGCAGGTTGCCAGAACCAGATTATCTGCGTTGCCGTGCTCACGCACATTCATTAGATTGGTGATGTATCCACAGTAAGACATACATTACTCTCCTTTCTTCTGTTCTCTGTATGTTTTTTCACGGAGGCAGATGATAGGCTGTTTGCCCTCTCTACTCCAATGCTCCTCAATGCGGGAATAACCCTTACAGTAATACGGGGACATATCGGAAATGATCCCGCACTCGTCAGGTTCAAGATGGGGTCCCGCAAGTTCCACAACCTCAATAGCGAGGTCTCGTTCTTTGTCGATATCATAAACGAACACCGGCACATGAGGCGGATGTTCCTGAAGCTTGGCGATCAGCTCGCCTACAGTTATAGTTCTCATTACTCTTCACCACTTTCACTCTTGGCAACCATTGTGATTGCACCCTCGGGATTATATTCCCAATAGCAGTTATATCGGCACTTACCGGTCTGAGGAGCAGACTGAATTGCGCTGATGACCTTCCTCATCTGGTCCTCCTTCTTGGGGGAGATATTGCGAGCGATATATTTGACAATCCACAGGGCAGCGATGTTCCAGTCAGGGAAATACAGGGTTGCACCATTGTCCTTATCGATAGCCTTGACTACCCAGTTATCCTTATTTGCGCCGGTGGTTGCCGCCCACTTCTTTTCACGCTCCCACTGGATGAACAGGGGATGAACCTTGCTTCCGCGAGGGAAGGGCTTGGGCTGAGAGGGCATGGACAGGATAGTTTCCTTATCCTCCGGCTTACACTTCTCATAAAGATGCTCAACAACGGTGCAGAGCATCCGAGCATCTTCCAGAGCATCGTGCTTCTGGACCAGATCCTTTTCATCCTGGACCAGCATATAGACCTTCCGCAGAGCCAGATCATTCTTGGCAACGAAGAATTGCTTCACAGTAGAAGCATAGTCGATCAGATTACCGGCGAGTGCCTGTGCAAAGATGATAGCCTTGGGAATGGTCATTTTGCGGGCAGTTGCGTGGAGGAAAGAGCTGTCGCAGTTGCCATAAACATAATACTCGGGAGGTTCTTCATCAAAGTTAGAAACGACGAAATCGTAAAAATCCAGAAATGCCTGGTCGGCACTGGGGGCATTTTCTAGCATTTCATTGGTGATGCCGGTCAGCTCGGTGATAAACTTATCAACCTTCTTCTTCTTACCCGGCTTAACCAGTGTATAGAAAGTTTTACCATTTTCGGCTACACAGCCAATGCTGATGATACGATTTGAAAAGCGTGTAGCCTCAAAGTCCAGATAGAATTTCATACTTATCAATTCCTTTCGTTTCTTACTTTCTATATATATTATATCATATTTTTTTATAAAAATCAAAATAATACACTTTGGCCAGAAGAAAAAAAAAATCCCATTAGGAAATTGAAATTATAATAGAAAGTATAAAATAATAAGGAGGTTTTGAATGTGGCAATCAATTTCAAAATAGTTTATAATTATACTGATATTGACAATTTAGAGTCGCGAGAATAGGTTATAACCTATGATACGATGCCTGGTAATATTATTACGGTTTCAACCATATCAATGCCAAAAGCCTAGGATAGTTCATTTTTAGGGTGGGGCATTATAGATGTTACTGGGGCAACTTTATTATCTAATGCAAACATAACTTTAACGAAAAACAATATTTTAGTATTTGATATAAGTAATTTATCATTAGTAAATGGAAATACTTATACGATTACTATTGATTGTAAAACAAAATGGGTTCCGGTAATAACAATTAATTGTTGCTGGTAATGCTTCGATCCAGTTGAAGATGATTCAACAACGACTTCTGCAACTGCGGAATTGGGTAAAGCTATTATTGGAACAATGAAGATGGGAGAGAAATAATTATGGCTTATACAAAATTAAATTTGAAAAATGGTACAGTGCTTGATGAAAATCATTTAGCTCATGTTGAAAGTGGATTATCTCTGGTGGCTAACCAAGTAGATACTTTAATGAACGCGTCTAATTAGTCTTATACAACAATGACTGTGGTTATTGATTTATCTGATTCTAATCCAGATACTTGTTGTTCATACGCAGATGACGCATTATCAATGTCAGCAAAAAGTAGTGATTGGGACGACTTTTTTGGCCACTATCCTGTTTTAGTGAAAAACGGGTTAGAGAGTGTAATTTTGAATCCTGACAATTATGCAGTAGATATGAATGGTAATACAGTAGATATCACTTCTGGAGATGCTGGCGATGTAATGATTGCTTTTCCTCGCAGAGGTTTAAAAATTACTACGGCAAATAATAAAGTATATATTAGTTTTACTGACGATCCCAATAGCGCTGATTTTGATTATTATGCGCATAATAACTTATGGCAATTCTATATGGGCGCTTATGACGGCTATATTGATGGAGACGGTAAATTGCGTAGTTTGAGTGGTAAGACACCAGCCCATACGATTACTATTGGCGAAGCGCGTGCGGCCGCACGGTTAAATGGTAGCGGATACGAGCAATTCGCTTTCTATCAGTTGATTTATTTACAGGCAATGTATATTATGAAATATAAATCATTAAATGGACAAACTGCTCTTGGCTGGGGTAATGTTAATTCTAGCGCTGCTTTGACCACTGGAACATTGAATGATAAAGGTCTTGACTGGGGCGATACTTCTGTAAAAACCTCTGCTATGAAATTTGCAGGTATTGAGAATTTCTGGGGTAATATTTGGAAGTGGGTAGATGGTCTTGTTACCGATAGTAGTTGTAATTATTTAACCACTACTACCACTAATTTTGATGATTATGGTTCTGGTTATGAAAATACTATTACCAATAGTATTAAGGACGATGGCGGATATTTATCCGGCATTATTGGTGACTCTCTTGGCGGATTTGCTATGGCTGATGGTGGAAATAATGGTAGCTCTACTACATATTTTTCCGATTATGCTGGTGCGAGTTCTGATGGCGTCGCGTTTTTCGGCGGGTATTGGGATGACGGTGCGGATACTGGTCCTTTCGGTCTGGTTGTGGGCGCTGACGCGTCGGGTGCGGGTGCGGATATCGGCGCCCGCATTCAAAAATTATAATTTTATAAATTGAATATTATAGGTTCATTATGTTGTAATATATTTTCCGATAATGCTAATGCGAATTCTGATTACGTCACGAATTTCAGCAGGAATTGGAATAACAGTGCGAATACTAGTCCTTTCAATCTGAATGTGAACAATGACACGTCGAATACGAATGCGAATATCGGCGCCCACTACTATATTATTTTATTTATAACCCATTATATGGGTTTATTATATATTATATATTATAAACATATTAACCTTACCTCTTGGTAAAACTACTTTTTGCACAGGTGGTATTAGTAGAGTCTATTCGAAAGTTCTGTCTGGATAAATAAAACAATTTACCTTTGGAATATATATAAATATTCCAAAGGTAAAAATAATATAATAGAAAGAATTATGTTATGAAGCGATTAGGTAATATATATGAAAAAATTTATGATATAGAAAATTTGCGGCTCGCGCATAAAATGGCGCGCCAGGACAAATCGCATTATGAGGCGGTTCGTAAAATTGATTAGAACCCCGATTATTATCTATATCAAATACAAGATATGTTAAAAAATAAAACATATAAAGTATCTAAGTATAAAATATCTATAATTTATGACAGTGGTAAAGAGCGAGAGCTAAGAAAATTACCTTATTTTCCTGACCGCATTATATAGTGGGCGATTATGTTATAGTTGGAGCCAATGTTTGTAAAACATTTTTGTAATCATAGTTGTGCTTCAATTAAAAATGCAGGAATTACTAAAGCAACTAATTTAACTCGTAAATATTTACGAGATATTGAAAATACACAATATTGTCTAAAACTGGATATAAAAAAATTTTATCCAAATGTTAATTAGACAGTATTAAAATAGTTATTGCGAACTAAAATTAAAGATAAGGACACTTTGTGGGTGCTTGATATGATTGTTGATAGTTGCGATTGTGGACTGCCTATAGGTTCTTATTTATCGCAATATCTATCAAATTTTTATTTATCAACTTTTGACCATTGGTGCAAAGAAGTACTAAATATTAAGTATATAATTAGATATATGGATGATATTGTAATTTTAGTTCCCAATAAAGAGTTAGCTCATTACTATTTATATAAAATCCAAGAATATTTACAAAATAATCTATTATTAAAACTTAAACCGAATTATTAGATATTTCCAGTAGATGTTCGAGGCGTAGATTTTGTTGGCTATCGGTATTATCATCATAAAGTTATTTTACGAAAACGGAATTATAAGAAAATACGCAGATTTATAATTAGATTGCTATATACTTCATATTACAGAGATGCAATTTATTTACCAACCTATCACCAGTTTTGTGCTTATTTTTCTTATAAGGGTATTGTAGATAATACCACAGCATTTAATTTTCGTAAAAAATATTTTGATACATTTACCAACTCAATGACTTTATATAAATATTGTGTTATTAGACGAAAGGAGATTTCAAGATATGAAAAATATCGGTATCGTATAGGGAAGTCTGGCTTAGGCTCAACCTTTAGTGATTGGAAAAAATGTTGTTTATGTTCATAATAATATTGTTGAAAAGACAGATGAAAAAGGTCATATTTATTATGAATATGAAGAAATTCAATATGATAAAGATGAGTATTTAAAGAAGATTTTTGATGAGAATGAACTCATTAAAGAAGTTCTTGATACTTTAATTATGGAGGGATAATATATGATTGAATATTTAGTATTACGAATCCG